TTACGGACGGATCTACGGCGCCGACAAGAAGGACGACCCGACTCTTGAAGCGACGTGGATCAAAGCGAACCCCAGCCTCGAGCAGAACGGCGGGTTCCTGCCACTCGAGAAGATCCGCGAAAAGTATGTCGCGGCCGTGGCCAAGGGGGATCTCTCCAGTTTCAAACGTTACTTCCTCAACATCTGGGACCAGAAAGAAGATAAGGCCATCGAGATGGCGGCATGGGAAGCCAGCGCAGGCTCCTGGGAAACTGCTGGCCTTACCAAAGAAACGGGCGAGATCCAGATTGCCGGAGAAGAAGGTCCGCGGAAGATCCGCCGACTGCCCGCCGACCTGATGGTTCATTTCTTCCAACGGCGGTGTTTCGCCGGCGTCGACGTTTCGATGACCACCGACATGACGGCAGTGGTCTTTGTCTTCCCAGGAAACAACGACGACTTCGACGCACTGCCATTCTTCTGGACACCTGAAGGTAACGTCAAGAAGTTGGAGCGACGTCTGGGCGTGCCATTGCGTCAGTGGGCCGAGCAGGGCTTTCTCGAACTCTGTCCGGGGAATGTGATCGATCAGCGGGAGATTAGGGCCCGGTTGGAGTGGGGCCGCCAGATGTTCGACCTGCAGGAAGTCGGATGGGATCCTTACAACACCCATCAGATTTCCGTTCCTATGATCGACGACGGGTTTCGATGCTTCGATATCAAACAAGGCTTCATGCATCTGTCAGAGCCCACCAAGAAAATCATCAATTCGGTTGTCGATGGGAAGTTCCACCACGGCGGACATCCGGTTTACCGGTGGCACGCGGGATGCGCAACGACAGTACCGGATGGCAAAGACAACATCATGTTCAAGAAGCCCGACCGCGCGACAAGCGCCAGCCGAATTGATGGGATGTCTGCGACGGCTTGCGCCATGGCCAGGGCGATTGCCGCGGAGTCCAATTACATCCAAGTTGGAGCGAACGCGCGTTAATGGCGTTTCCTGAGATCCGACGGAAGATCGGGGAGTTCTTCGCAGGCCGCGCGCCTATTTCGTTGAATCTGAAAACGGCGCCTATTGTCTTCAACAGCACGGCCGAACGGGACTTCCTGCTGAAGTATCCGTCGATTATGGCGGCGCTCGCTGGCGGACTTCCGTCCTGGTCGAACGAGGTCGTCACCCGACAGACAATACTTCAACATCCGGTGCATTGGGCGTGCAACGGGTTGGTGACTTCAGGCGTCGGCCTCTCTCCGGCCTTGCTGATGCGGGGTGATGCTAAGGGCAAAGTCGAGGCAACGGATCACCCGATGTACGAGGCGATGCGGTACCAGCCTAACGACGAGATGTCGTCGCAGTCGATGAAGGAAACCTTGACGAGCCATTGCGCGCTGGCAGGCGGGGGCTTTGCGAAGATCATTCGTCGCAGCGGTACCGACACGGCAATTGAACTCATTCCGCTGCTTCCAGAGCAGATGGGGATCGACCGCGAGAAGACTGGTCAAAAGCGTTTGGTCTACATCGTCAAGAACGAAAAGGGCGCGGTTGACTCCACCTACACGATCGAGCGTAACAAGCCGCATGACATCTTCCACCTTCGCGGACTCGGATGGAACGGCATTCAGGGCTATTCCGTCATCGAGTACGGCAAGCAGTCGATTGGCACGGCGATCGCAGCAAACAGAAATCTGGCGGCGTTTTGGGCGAGCGGCGGCCGGCTCCCTTCGGCCCTTGAATTCAAAGACGGGTTCAAGTTTCGGGAGAATACGAAGGACGCGGAGACCTACCGCAGGGAATTCATGGAGATTTACCGAAATCCCAACGAAATCCCCTTCCTCCTGGACGGAGCAAGGCTCACCAAGACGGGCATCAGTTTGGCGGATGCGCAGAGCGACCAATTCCAACAACGGATGGTCGCCGAGCAATGCCGCTGGTGGAAGGTCTCCCCCACGCTCGTCGGGGATGCGAGCCGCGCGACGTTCAACAATCAAGAGCAGTACATGCTGCAGTTCGTGAAGATGACCCTGACGGACTGGTTTAACCGCTGGGAGCAGGACTTTCGCCGGTGTGTCCTGACAGCGGAGGAGCGCGCGAAAGGCCATTTCCTTCGTTTCGATATTCGAGAACTGCTTCGTGGAGACTTCGCTGCGCAGATGGCCGGCTACGCAACCGCATTGCAGAACGGATATCTCGCGATCGACGAAGTCCGCGACGAGATCGACTACAACCCGCTGCCGAACGGCGCGGGCTCTCACTATCACATCCAGTTGAATCAAGGGACCATCGGCAGTGACGGCCAGGTACAGGCGCCGGCAAAGTAACTCGTAAGACTAGATCAGGCAGCTTCCTAAAAAAAGAATGCTTCAACGTACCAGTATTGTCCGTAGTTCAAGCGATCATAGGCGAATGCCAGTCGCCCTGAATTGCAAGAACTGCGGCTCATCTTTTAGGCGACCACCCAGTCAGGCGCACCTCCAATATTGCTCGCCGAGTTGTTGGAATGAGTTTGCTAAGGGCAAAGGCTTGACGGGAGCAATTACAACTCGAACTCTGAAATGCGGGCGGTGCTCCAGTGAGTTTACCGCTGTCGCCTCCCGTAAAAATGCGAAGTTCTGCTCGCGCAAATGCGTCAACAAAGGGCGACTATCCCCCAAGCGGACACCAGAGGACGGAAGGCTCCACCTTGCATGCGATATCTGCGGGGTCGAGTTTTCACGGCTTAGATGTCAGGTTGAAGCCGGTCGTGGGAAGACGTGTTCCCGGAAATGCCGTGCTCTTTATTCAAACTCGCGGCAAGGCATAAAGCGGTCAAGCCCGATAGAGTCCAGGTTCCTGCAGGAATGCGAGTCGGAACTCGGGACAATGATCGATCGGCAGAGAAAGTGCGGTCCGTATTCAATCGATGGAGTGATTGGTTCGCTCGCAATTGAGTTTGACGGCAACTACTGGCACTCGCTCCCGCGTGTTGCGGAAAGCGACTCTCGGAAGGATTTATTTCTGCGACATCGTGGCTTCACTGTCGTTCGCATACCAGAAAAACTCTACAAGGAAGACAGGCCTGCTGCGATTGGCCTAGTCAGGGAGGCGCTCGCATGCATGAGCAACTGAAAAACATCCCGTTCGAACTGAAATCGCTCACGGATGACGGCGACTTCGTCGGTATTGCAAGTGTGTATGGGAATGTGGACCTCGGCAACGACGTCGTCGACGCAGGGGCTTTCGACGAATCGATCAAGGAAAGTGACTATAAGGTTCGACTGATGAGCAATCACAAGATTGCCATTGGTGTGGCTACGGTGAGGAGCACCAGGCAGGGTCTCGAAGCAACCGGAAAGATCAATAAAAAGAAACAATCCGGGGCCGAAGCGATATCCGACCTGAAGTTTTATCAAGAAAACGGCCTGCCGATGGGGATGTCTATCGGCTACGAAACTATTGATGCGGATCCGCCGCACAAGACAAAGGACGGAGCGCGCCACCTGAAGAAAGTGCGCCTCTGGGAAGTGACCATCACGGAGTTTCCTATGAATATTTCAGCGCAGGTTACGAGCGTAAAATCCATTCGAGACATTATCGAATCAATAAAGGCTAGCCGCTCCGAACTGAAGGACGACTTCGCGGCAGAACTGCAAGCGATCCAGCTTTACGCCGCTCGATGGCAAATGAGCTCGGCGCTGGATTCCGCTCTCGCAAGTATCATCCGAACTTCCGAGATCTCGGACAAGGTCGCGGCATCTTCGGAATCTATAGATCAATTTAAATCAGCATATCTCACGATGTTGCCCGACTACCTATCGCTCTTAAATGAAGAGCAGATGCAATGGATGTCACGGGCAATTACGGAAGTCAAGGCAGGGAGGGTCCTGTCAGCATCAAACCGACAACTCGTAGAGCGATGCGTGAAAGATTTACAAGCGCTGCTGGACGCGTCCGATCCCGAAAAGACGCAAGCAGCGCCTGAAGCGAAATCCGTGGAGGCTCCGACCGGAGACCCAGGCCAGCCCGAAGATGCCGACCGGCACTCGGCAGATGAAGTCGCTATTGCCGAAATGCTCGGCAAAGTTGAGGCCGCACTCTCGGCCTAGACTTTAGCGGAAGCTACCCAACAACAATTTTTTCGATGCTCAAAAGGGCTACCCATTCCGGTGGCCCTTTTTGCATTGGGAAGGACAACACTCCAGATGGACAAACGAATCCAACCTTACGACCGTAAGCGATGGTTCCAGCTGCATTGCTGCCGAACCGTCGTCAACCCTAACCCTTTGCCGGCTCCCGATATTGGCTTCGGCCTTGGCCTGGTCATGACCGGACTGATGGCCGTGCTCATGATCGGCGCGCTGGTTCACTTCATGGGTGCTCCCGCACTTGGTGCGGTCGCGCTCGCCAATGCCGTTCCAGTTGGTATTCAGGAACTGCAGGGAAAGCTCGACCACATCCTCGGCGAGTACAAGGAACTGAAGACCGCGGCCGGCGAGATGGAGAAGAAGTACGGCTCGCTGCCGAGCAACATCGCCGAGCAGTTGACTGCGATGCAGAAGCAGCTCGATACCATCGACGTGAAGCTGGCTGAAAAGCACGCCGCGCTGATTCCCGACACGAACGTCTTTAAGGATCTGGCTGAGAATGAAGGCCTTCAGAAGTTCATGCGGGACAAGCCGTCCCATAGCTTCACCTTTGAACTGAACGCGAAGCAGTCCCGGCAACTGTTCGAGCGGAAGACCACGATCGACAGCGCGGCCGTGGGGCGCTCCACCGCCGGCGTCCTGCCGATCGAGCGCACTCCAGGGATCGTCCGCGAGCCCCGGCAGCGGCTTTTCCTGCGCGATCTGATCAATGCGCGTCCCACCAATCTCGCCGACATTGATTTCGTTAAGGTCAATGCGGCGCTGGCGCGTGGTTCCATGCAGACGGAATCTTCGGCGAAGGTCGAGAATGCCGTGACCTTCACTGTTGGGTCTGCGCGAGCCCAGACGATTGCAACCTGGATCCCGGCGTCGAAGCAGGTCCTCGACGACATGGTCGAGTTGATGTCGTATCTGTCCAACGCTCTGCCGTATGCGGTCAACCTCACTGAGGAAGTTCAGATGTTGACCGGCTCCGGTACGGGCACGGACTTGAACGGCCTGGTCACGCAGGGGACGGCTTTCAACACCGCGCTGCATACCTTAACCCCGGGCTGGAAGAAGGGCGACATCATCGCCCGCGCCATCCAGCAGATCCAGATCGCGAAGGAGATCGATCCGACGTTCGTCGCGATGCACCCCAATGATTATTGGGACATCCGACTGACCAAGGACACGACCGGCCAGTACCTCGACAAAGAGGGCCTGTTCTGGGATCTCAATCCGATCGTAACGACCTGCCTGGGCGCCGGCAACTTCCTTGTCGGTAGCGGTAGTCCGGAGGCCGTGGAAATCCGCGATCGCATGGGCATGGTGCTCGAAATCGCGACGCAGCATTCCACGTATTTCACCCAGAACATGATCGCAATCCGTTGCGAAAAACGTGTTGCCTTCCCTGTCTACAGGCCGGGCTCGTTCATCCAGGGCTCCTTCAACACTTCTCCGTAGTCTGGGCTGAGTTGATCGAGATCGTCTCCGATCGTCCCTTGACGGTCGACAACCAAACGTTCCGCGCCGGCACTCCCTTCACTGTGGAGGACTGGCGCGGAACCGAACTCATTCGGGCGGGCGCGGCACGACACGCGCGACCGCCCGATGTTCTTTATGAAAACAACACACGAAAACAAGATGCTGACCATCTCGGAGAACAAGGCGTTACCTGCCTCTGTCTCACGAGAAACCGTAGGGAATGGCTCCCCAAAGCCATCGAGAGTTATCTCGGGCAGAGCTATGGTCTACGGGAACTTCTCATCGTTGCCGACGGTGAAGACGTTCGGGACCTCGTCCCGGAACGACCGGACATCCGGCTGATCCATGTCGAAGAAGGCCGAACCATTGGTGATAAGCGAAACTTTGGCGTCAGCCAGGCGCGCGGCAAATACGTTGCCCATTGGGACGACGATGACTGGTCCGCGCCGGAACGCCTTCTTGATCAGCTTCATCGACTGCGAGGGTCTGGAAAGGCAGTTACGGGCTACCCGGTATTCGATTTCTGGGACGGCGCCGACTGGTGGCGCTACAGCGGCGACCACGGCTACGCGCCTGGCTCCTCGCTCTTCTACGAAAAAGAGTGGGCGCTCAAACATCCCTTCCCGTTTATCCAGATCGGAGAAGACGGCCAGTTCTGCGGGACGGCGCGGGAGTTCGGCCAGATCGTGACGGCTCCTGCAAACGGCATGCTGACGGCAACGATTCACCCGGGCAACACGAGCCCGCGCAACATCTACAACGAAATGTGGACGAAGCTGGAGCGGTCGGAAGACGGCTTGACGGTGATCGTTCCGAGTAAGAAGCTTTCGAATCTGATCCCGTGTATCGAAGCTGTCAGGCGAAACGAGCCAAAGGTGCGAATCGTTATCGTCGACGACGGTCTTGAAAATCTCGACTGGCTGCCGCGCCCCGATCTCATGCCCGCGTACGGCATCAAGGGCGAGAAGCCGTTCATCTTCTCGCGCAACATGAACATTGGGATACGCGAGGCCGGCCGCGACGATGTTGTCCTGCTGAACGATGACGCGATTCTCCAGACGCCTGGCGGGTTCTCGCTGCTCCAGGAGTACTCGCAGAAGTATCCGCAGTTTGGAGTCATCGCAGCGACGACCAACGCCGTCGGGAATCAGAATCAACTCCCGATGGGCCTCGGGCTCCGCGAGGACCCTCGGATGGTCTGCTTTGTCGCGGTATTCATCCCGCGCACGACGCTGGACAAGATCGGCTACCTGGACGAGCGATTCACCGCCTACGGGTTCGAGGATGACGACTTCTGTTATCGCGTCCGCAGGGCGGGCCTGAAGATCGGGATTCTCGACCACTGCTTTGTGGACCACGCCTCGTTGAAAAGCACATTCCGCGGCGAGGCGCTGGCGGGCGGCAACCTGGACGGCGGGCGCC